ACCACCAACACTCGTTTTATTAACCCCAGTTTCATGAGGTAGTCTACCGCCCAGATAATCGAAGCAGTCTTGCCTGTCCCTGCCTCGTTAAAGCAAAACGCTTTTTTATACAGGCTGAGAAAAGAAGCTGTCTCTTTCTGGTGTTCAAAGGGTGTTAGTTTGCCTGTCCATTTGTAATCCCTAAGCATGGGAGACGGCACTTCTTTAGCCCCTAACTCTGCGAGGGCCGAAGATTCTTCGTACTCCCACTTGACCGCTAGCTCTACAAGTTCACCTTCTTGCCCCACTTTTTTACAGTTTTTTATTTTGTCCGTTACTAACTCAGGACGCTTAGTCTTCAGAACCAAAGCTTTATCTTTAACTATTTTCATGCTTTAGATGTCTTCCCTCGTTCGCGCTTACTGGTTTCTGATACAAGGTTACCTTTAGAGTCTCGCTTAAAGGATCGGTTACGGCTAGCTGTCTCTACTCTAGTGCCATCAGAGTTCTTGCCGCCCTTGTCCATTGCTTTCTTATGGGCTACATCTTTGCCATCACCCTTAGAAACTTTCCCCTCTCGCATTGCCTTACGCCTAGCTTTGTTGCGTTGGGCACGTTTCTTCTTTTGCTCTTCCGTGCCTTGGTACTTAGCGTACTCGGCTTTGTAATCTCGTTTCTTAGCAACCATGACGGCTTCCTCTATGCTTAATGTAATGTTTTCTTGTATCTTTCGCTGCTTGTAATCTCAGCTAAACTGTTAGCAAATTCTAAAATGACTTTGTTTCTAGGCATAAAAAGTTCATCGGGTATTGGAAAACTACTTGGACCAACAAGTTCCGCTAACTCAAATTCAAGGTTTGGGTAGGTTTCTGCCCAGTGTTCAAAAACATCTATTGCCAGTTGTTCGTCTTTGTAGTGCCCGTCTACATAGGTCTGGTCATCTATGTCTACCAATATAACGTAGTTGGTACTCATCATCTTTTCCTATAGTGTTCGCATGAAGTTACTGGGCACCAACCACACAGAGGCCCACTAATCGCATTCCAAACGCCTGACTCCTGTGCACCTTCTAACCGTTCAAGGTCGGGTTGGAAAGTTTTAAAGTACAACTCTACGTCGGTAGAGCTATGCGTTTTCTGTATGAAGTCTTTGCTTACTACGAAAGCAAGCGCAGATTTAATTGTTTTTAGCTGCGGGAAGTGAATAAACAAGGCTGCTGCTACAGCATCAAGTTGCTTAGTGTCCGCGTACTTAGCATTTTTACTGGTCTTGTAATCCACAGAGTGCGCTGTGTCCCCATTTATTATTACTAAGTCAGCAATACCACGCCACCAAACATCTTCGTCAAAGAAACCTGTAGGTCTATACCCGTCATCAGTTTTAGCAACACCGAGCTTTAACTCGCAATGCTTATGCCCCTCTATCTTGTTAAGTGAATCAAGAATGGGGTCCATAAAGCTAAACTTCTTGGGTACTTCTTTACCGTCCCTGATAAACTCTTCTGCTGCGGTGTGTACTTCTTGCCCATATACAGTAGCAGTGCTGCCTTTGTCTTTAACATCCTTAGCTACTTTTAGATGGTAGTATTTTTTCGGGCATTGCTTAAAGGTACTTAAGCTGCTGTAGGACCAAGCTGTCATATTAGACCCCTTTCTTTTAGAATTTCATAGTTCGCTGCGTGTGCGTCTTCTATGTCTTGCCTGCTTTGCCCGTGGTACGGCACCGCTAAGTGTTCTGTAACCAACGCCGTGTTGATTGAAGTTTTGCCTGCTATAAATATCACTCCCAAGAATCTGCCAAACTTTCCTTTTTCTCTGGTTTGGAGAGTATAGGTTCCTCCGACGTGGAGCGCGTCTTCGACAAACTGCTTTGCCAAGAGTCCGGCAACTTTTTCTTTAGCATCTCGCGTGCGGCACTCTGGAGTATCAACACCATAAAGACGTATGCGCTCACTGCAACGCCAAGTACCAAACCCAAGGTCAACATCCACGTCGATAGTGTCGCCATCAACCACTCTCCTTATAGTACATTCATATTCGTACATTTAAGTTTCCTTTGTTGTAGGCCGGTACGCCCCCACATCTCGGTTGGTTGGGTCGGTTAAAGAATCGTTGCGTCCGCCGTCGAACCGTTTCTTCGGGCCTTCGGTTAAGGTAAATGCGCGTGGGGGGCATCTAGTTACCGTACCTCCTTTGGCTAGATACTCTGCTATTTGTTGTGCCAACTTCGCACTGTGTTTTTCTTTTTCGTCTGGCGTGGGCCGGTCTATCTTTGTTGTGGTCACTAATTAATACCTGTGTAAAAAATATGTTTGTTGATCTTAGTAGTTATCTCGCCGTTGTATGCCCACTCTGGGAATACTTTAGTACTGTGGTAGTGGGTCGCACCGTTCGTAGTATCTTCTGCAAATTCACTTAACTCTGCAATGTACAGCGCGTTGTACCATGCTTGTTTGTTCTTCGGGTCGTCCGACTTACCGTCACAATAAAAACTAAACTGGCATTTGTTTCTTACAGGGTTGCCTTGCCAGTAGTATCCTTGCTTAACCACGTCACACGCATTGTCTGGGTAACGTGGGTCTTTAATTCTGTTTCGTATTACTTGAGCAACTGCAACTTGTCCTGCACCGGGTTCGCCTCGCGCCTCAAAGTATACGGCGGTTGCTATGCACATAAGCGCAGAGGTAATCATCTGTACGCTTCCTGTGTTTCTAAACAACGGATTACCTTAGCGGCGCGTAACTGTGTTTCGTAATCGAACGTATCCCACAACGATCTAAGTTTTCTAACGCTGCGTTCGTTACTTTTCTTATTGCGGTTAGGTCCGCGTTTACTGCCCTCTATATCATAGTACCCATAGTCTTTTACAAACATTATTTACGCCCCTTGTAACCAACTTCGATATGAAAGTAATATTTTTGCATTCGGTTTTTAGGCATAACTTTAAACCGATCCTTTTTGCGCCTGATGATATATACCTTCTGCTCGTTTTCCGCGCACCATTGAGCCTCTTCTAGCGCATCTTCAAGCTTATCAAACATAATCATTTATTCTTCTTCCTCATCTCTATGGCAGGCTCTGTCGTGGGAACAAATTAAACAGACACCAAACGCATCGTAAAAAGGTTTCTTGCATATCTTTGTTGTTGGGGGGTCATCGCACGTACATTTTTCTACGTCAGCATCAGTCAGCATCTTCAAACTCCTCGAGTATTGCTTCTAGCTTCTCCACCGCTTCGGTTGCACGTTGTAGCATAGCCATAAGCTCTTCGGCATCAGCGCCATCTACTTCTATTGTTATCTTCATTTGGTTTTCTTTTTCTTTTTAGTTTTAGTTTTTACAAGCATCAGACCGCCCAATAGCACTGCGTTTGGCTCTACTAACTTAAAATTTGACTTAAGCTCGCTGAAAGGTACGGGTTCCAAGCCTTCGGGTATATCAACCCTAGTCCATGTGTACTCAACGCCTTCAATTTTCATATCATTCTACCTCGTGCAGCTCAATCAGCAGGTCAATGCAATGCTTAGCCTTGAGTAAGTCAGCTAGCGGATGGCCCTTTAGCTTCCATCTGGATATGTATTTCACTACGTTACCTTCGAGCAAAGACAAGCCGTTCTTCTCTGCATACTCAGCAGGTTGGATCAGCATGTTCTTGTAATGGTTACCGCCAGTCTGTCTGCTTAGGGCGCTAGTCATTTCGCCCGTCCCGTCCGTTGTTTGGGTCTCGTTCTTCGTCACTCTCGGTACGCTTGCTGTTATCATTCTCTTTCTCCTTCTCTGCTTGCTTCTGTTTTTCAAAAATCCTCGCCCAGTTGTCCCCGAACTCGTGCAGGGGTATAAAGTGAGGTCTGCGTTTGCTTCCTTTACCATTCATTTGTTTCCCCTTCATCATGTACGTATTGTTCTTTCATAGGTAAGTGCCTAAACCAAATGTTAAAAGCCCATTTTTCTCCGTCTAAAACAGGCATACCGGCATGTAAAGATTTTGGGTGAGGGCCAAGTATGCTCCCGTTTGTGTTGTGAAAAATTACCGCTCGCCCCGGTTTTGGGTTTACTGTTATGTCAAGCTTGGAAAAGTTTGTACCGCCACCTATATTTACGCTATTTAAATACCCTATCACGGTTATTAGCCTTTGGCCGCCCCATTTTGCGGCTCTGTTTCCTCTTTCAGAACCTAACTTAAAGGCGTCAAAATGATGTCTGTATTCCTGCCCAACGCCGTAGTAAATAATTTGAATCGACTCAGCGTTTTCCAAAGGCATAGAAACTAAATCCGCCACTCTTTGCCCTATAGACCTAACAGTTTCGTCGTCGCCGTCAAAACGGAACCAGCAATTCGACCCAGTACGCCCCTCGCTAACGCCGTTAAGTTTGTCTAATACAACACCCGCCCGTTTTAAATTGCCATGCGCTTTATTAATTAAATACTCGCATTCTATAGGGGAGATTAGATTCTCTTTGATCCCGACAAAAGGCTCTTCTGAGAGTTTGCGCACGCCTTTGTACTTGGGTCCAAAAGTATAAGTTTTAGAGTGCGTAAGGCTTACGCTATTTATTACTTTGTCCATAACTAAATTCACTTGTTAGGCGGCATGCCCAAATTGGTACGCTTATCAAACTTGTAGTCTTTGCTGTCACCATCTTTTATAACGTAGTGCAGCATAAACTGCATGCACAAATCTGGATTAGGTAGTTGTCTACGCCAGTGCATAGCTTCACAACCCTTGTAAACAACCGCATCTCCCGCAGATAAAATAAATTTAGATGGGTCGTTGTCTTTATACTGCATCCATATAGGCCAAGGGGGAGACACCACATTAACAGTTACACTTATCTCACAAGGAGGTCTGTCCGTGTGAGGCTTGAGTTCTTCTCCCTCTTGGTAAACGCGAGCAAAAGAATATGTTGGGTACAGCCCCCTACCAACTACTTTTTCTACGGTTTCCAACTGTTGTTTCAACATTATTTCTACGAGCGGGTCGGCGTAGCATTGAAATTTACTGGTAGGCGTTTTTCCGTAATCATCTTTTTCTCGCTCTTGCCACTCGCCCCTGCGTATTTTGTTTGTGAAGTAGTCGGCAAAAAGCCTAGCCATGTAGGGGCTAAGAAACTCAGGTACTTTCACATAACCCGTAGAGTCAAACACTTTACTTATAGTGCTCTGCATCTTAGTCTCCTTGGTCTGCTAAGTACTCGGCACGGTCACGCGCTAACTCAGCAGGGTCTATGTAATCTTCGTCTTGCTCGTCTTGCCATCTATCTAAGTCTGCGTCTAACGAATCTCGGTTACTCATCATCATTCTCCTAATGTAGTGAGTGCTCAGTATCTTCACCTTCTTCTAACACGTCCCAAGTATTGTTCATTGCGTGAAAGAATTTTTCTTTATGCATATCCATTGCCTGCGATATGGTAATCAACATAGAGGCCATCACCATTTGCACTATCCAACAGGATGCGTCTGAGTCTATTTCTTCTGATAAGAAAGCTTGCAGCTTAGCTTCGACGATTTCATACTCTCCAAAGCCTTCTTCTTCTATGTCCATCACTTCCATCACTATTCTCCTTTATAAACCGTTATCAATAATATAGTCAGCGAATTTTTCTAGTTTTGCATCAGAGGTGAGTTTTGGTTTTCTCTTGACTGGTTTGTCGCATACGTCACAGCGAAGATGTTTTATTAACTCCCCCCGGTAATAGCTAGGGCTATTCGCACATAACGTTCTAGTATGCCCACACTCCAAGTAGAGAATCCATAAGGGTTTGTAACTCTTGCCTACACCACCTATAGGATTAAACACTCTGTCTATTACTTTCATAAAAGCACCTTTAATTATAGTGCGTATGCAGTTTCCGCAGTTGCTCCCCCAATTCAGAGTACTTACTTCCGCTACACACGACTAACCTTCTCGTGGCTTACTCGGCAACGCATCAGGCGAGATAGGAGCGTGTTGTTATGGAGGACAACAAACTTACTTCCTGATCGTTAACTGAGGGTGTTTTGCTGAATATGCCCACCGCCCACTGGGACATGGGTAAGGGAAACCAAGTAAACCCTCACCCCCACACAACTAACATTCTCCGTATGAAGCTCCAAACCCGCCTTCGCAGTCTAGGGGCAGCTCCTCTGCCCAATCCGGTGTCTGCCTCATACAGTGGTATATGTACTGCATTGCTTCTTCGGCTTCTTGCTCGGGGGCTATACAACCTACAGCATCATGCACGGTCATTACAACTTTGTACTTCTTAGCCACAAGCAATAGATGATGTCCGATTATTATCCTTGCAAGGGCTTGGCACAAGTTTTCTACTACCTTCCCTCCATATATGCGATTAGGTATGACCGACCTGCCCTTCTTAGTATCGTAGACAAGTTCCTGCCTTCCCGTCTCTTCGTCCACTCTTTGTCGTAGGTTGGGGTACTTTATATACAGGCCATTAGGCAACCTGATACCGTCTTTGCCCTCCACTTCGAGCAGTCCACCCCTGCCTAATGTTACGTTTTGATCCCTCACCATAGCCGTCAGCGCTTCGTTGCAAGTGCGCCAAAGCCTTGTAATCGCGGGGTTTGCTGTGCGGTATATGCGTATGATCCGCTCGCATTCGTCTTGCTCAAGCTCTACACCCATAGACTTTAACTGCGCTTGGAACTTAGCAGCGCCCATGCCATAGCCACATCCAAGTATCGTGGTCTTACCTATGAACCTCTCATCCTTAGTTATCTCATCCTCGGGTTTGCCGTATATAGAGGACGCCATGACCTTATATACATCCTCACCTCGGGCAAACGTATCCACCAGATTATCCTGTTCTGCCAACCAAGCCAAGGTTCTTGCTTCAATTTGTGAAGAATCGCAGTCAAGAAACATATAGCCATGCGGAGCTAACATAGCATTCTTAAGTATCGAGCCGCGGGGTAGGTTCTGCATGTTGATCTTATCGTCCCCGCCCCACCGTCCGGTGTGGGCTGCGTAGTAACGCAAAGGGATTGGCAGAGTACCTCGGTTACCGATGTTGATAAACCGCTCCGTCCGAGTCTCCTCGATTGTAGACTTTACCCCTAACCGTGCGCTCACAAGTATCTGCACTATGGGGTTCTCATGTTCTTTAAGTGCTTGAAAAGCCTCATCAGTTTTAGCAAACGCTAAAGTTTCTTTGCCAGTGGTAAGACTGACCTTAGTAGGCGGTATCACACCCTGTGCTTTCAGTAGCTCTGCAAACTGCGGGTTACTCATGATCTGCTCTCT